GTGGGTGTTGGGCTTAGGACACCGCTGAGAGGGTATGTTGCATGTAGCCCCTTAGTACGAGATTGCACACAACTCAGTAGCTCGGATCTTGAATGGACATTGACCTAACCCAATGTCTGGATGGATATCCACAAGATAGCTATGGCTGAGTTCGCCGTGCCGGCGCAACCTTTCCACTGCTTGACTCGTAAACCGGTCAAGAGCAATGGAGAAGGGAAAAACTGAGCTGGTTCTCGCAACCAGATCTGGAGACTCAGTTTGGGGGAGGATGGGGAGGTTTGGGAGAATCGAAGGACGCCACACTTCTGTGGGGTCCCGCAACTCAACCTTCGGTACATCATTCGGAGAACAGCGGACGACACGTCGGATAGGCGTGAACGAGTCCAATTCTCTTTGAGTGAGGGGTGCCTCATCTTTCCACATGGCCTTCTTCTCCTTCTGCCAGTAGCTGCTCCACTGCTGATCACGAAGAAGAAGATCCGAAGTCAACTTGAGTTCACAACCGAATTTATCCATTCGTGCGAAGTTCCCAAGTAAATTTCGAATCGCGTCCGGACAGTCACCTTCAGGGTCCGGGGCCAACGCTATACCTGCCAGCTGTGCGTCGCTGCAGATATAAAAAGCGTCTGAGTAACAAATCCTTGTCTGGGCCTGAACCAGATCGTCCACCTCTACATACCCAGAGGGGAGAAGTGCAAACTGAGAAATTCGACGGACCGGAAGGTCAGAGTCGGATTCCAGTCTCCACAAGGGACGGGATTGTTCCTCCAGGGGACTGAGGAAGGACGTGATGCGACGCGTTGCCTCAATTCCAATAGCAGGTTTCTCACCCAGAACAGGCATGGGAGGGATAAGAACCTGCTCGCGCAGTAGATAGGCCGCCAAGCGCAGACAGGCCTTACTATGTACCGCCATACCTCGACCAGAGGTATCTTCCAAACCGAGACCACCCAGACCAGTGGGAAGAAACCAATCCGTGGTATAAGGAGTGGTATTCGGTCGTGAATTGGAGGAGAGGTCCAGGATGGGCCTCCAGGTCTGAAGAAATAGGAGATTGAGTTTATGGCGTCTCTCTCCTCGGCTCGAAGCCAGCCAGCTCTTCTGCAGACCAGGAAGGATCGCGTAACCTTCAGGGCGGAAAAAGGCGCGAATGTCAGTCAGTTGTTCCCGGAATCGTGACTTCTTACCGAGACTACGTTTCAGATCTGACATCTGGATCTCCTGTTCAGAGTAGTTCTTCCTCCGATTCTCCTCGGATAGGAACTCTGAATCCCATTCTCGTGCTTTAAAGAATGATTGGGGACCAAGGAAATCGGGATTATGCCAATCTCGACACTCCCAAACCACGTTAGGGGAACCACAGAAAGGAAGGCGACCAGCCTGACTTGGGTTACTAACTGCGACAAGATCGAGTCGCTCGGAGAGTGGTAAGGAATCACACTGAAGGGGAGAAGAGGGCACAGATTTCCCCTCCCAGGGACCTTCGGTGAGCAAGCGCGGAACTAGGCGCGGACGTGTCGAGTAGCTGGATCGCATTGGCTGCGGAACTTCCTCCCTGAGGGTCCGATGGCCACCGAATGACTCTGTGACGAGTTCAAACATTCGCGAATTGATGACGAGGAAGTCCTTCGAGGTGAAGTTCTTTCCCATGGAGGGAAAAAGGCCGCCCACAGGCATAACCTTCTTCCAAAAGCGGTAACCGGCCAGACAAGTCCGGAATGCCACATCGTCACCATTTACCAGCAAAGCCATCTCGTGGAGCTTAACATCAGGTCGCTCATAACCGGAACCCAATTGAGAGTAACGGGTAAGAGCAGCATTGATGAGGCACAGAACCGGAAAGGACACCGGTGAGCCCATAAGCTGGCCATTCTGCTGAGGGATCTCGCGATCCCCACTCGGATCTGAAACTGGGAACAAATGATGTACCAGGCAGTCCACCAAGAGCTTGGCCAGGAAAGGCGGAAGCTCGAGGGCAGCAGCAATCTCCTCCGCACAGGCGAGAGAGAGACGAGATGATATGAGGTTGGTCGCGGCACGGTAATCACCGCTCACATAAAACCAACCATCCGGGAGACGTGTACGGAAAACAGTACTAATCATCTCTCGGGAAAGCTCATCACCAATCAGGCGGAAAGTGGGATGAGCACGGAGGTGGCCGTGGATAGACTTCTGGAGATATGAAGCCCAATAGTATTCCTCCTCTGGTCCGCAAGTGACTGAGCGGATTTTCAGAGGCTCAGAGAAGGCAATGATCTTTGCCTTCGGATCTGACCCAAGAATACGATTGTGAAAAGCCACGTCACGTAATTGCCACGCCTCGAGAACCACGTCAAACCAATGGATCATCGGAAACCGATTATAGATCTCTTCATTGGGACGTCTCAGGTGGAAGCGGGCCAAACCCACCACACAGCGGTCACAGTTAGAATAGGCCATATCGATAAGTTGTCGACGGGACCCAGCCTGAACTGGAACCATAACTGTCTCCGAGGAGAAACAAGTACCACAAGTGCAGCCCTCCGCAAGCTGTTGAACATTGTGTCTCTCCTCGAAGTGACCAGTGAGTGCACACAACTCCCGAGCGAGAGTTGACTTACTGGGTGTTTGGTGGGCCAACTTTGCACGAGCGCCAGATTCGTTGCGCTTGACGTCAAAGTGGGCATTTGCCGAGGGTAGGTGAAAGGTCGCTACGTTCTTCCACTCGGCACTCTTCCAATCACGGAAGACTTCCTTTACCGTACGTCGCACCTCCTGCTCCAGGATCGATATATCGAATTTTTGGTCCAGGGGTGCGGTAGGCGGGTAGAGGGGATCGGGGCTGTCCTTATAGTCCAGGGGATTAAGCTGGAACTGGAGCTGTTCCTGAGGAGTAGTGAGTAGTTCGAGGGTCTCCTTCTCTGCCTTGCGAATCGCAAGAGGTGAAGCTGCCGGAGCAGAACGCTTCATCCAGAAAACAAAACCCTGCGCATGGATCCGGTCACTAACGATCCAGTGATACAACCACTTACCAATCTGGCCACCGAGGAGATTCTTTGCCGCTATGCTACGCAACTTGAATTTCTTGGGGTCCACTTCGGGAAGCTCCTCCTGTCCTTTCGATACAGCATCAAGGTACGCTAACTTGAGCTTGAGGTAAGACTCTCCCATTTCGAGGCAATAGGCTCCAAACATTGCCAAATAAAACTCGAAGAAACCACGGAGCGCAGCTTCGTAGATATGAGGAGAGTCAATCCAAACCTGAGCCGGTGTCCGAACCTTCCGGAGAAGGTCAAACAGGGCATGGTAGGATGGATTGAAGGACGGTGGTGGGGACGGCGCCGTAGGAAGCGCACACCACACAAGTAGAGAGTCCACTACTTGCATAGCCTTCTCATGTCTCGCATCA